ATTATATACCCCACTATAAGTTAAATCAGCTTTTCTTTTTGCTTCTTTATAATCTTGTGAAGCAACAGCAGTTACTCTTTCTCCAAACCCAAAAGCTTTTCCTTTTATAGAGTCTTTTATTTTGTAACTCTCTGAACCATTTCCAAAACTAAAACAGTTAAAGAAATCAGTTTCTACAATACCCATCTGAGCTATTGTTTGGTTGGCTACATTTCCTTGATGGAATCCATTTACAATAGAATATGTGGTAGGAGACTCAAAGAAAATATCAGGAGAAGTTTCATCAGGCTGAGTTTCAAAAATAAAAGTAGAGTCAGCTCTATATACTGTAACGTTAGCAGTTACATTTGAACTTGCACTTCCACTACCACAACCTTTGTAGCTACTTCTTATTGAAAGAACCATTTCATTTGTACTGCTGTTTCGCTGAAACTCAAATGCATAATTTGTTGTTTGTGGAACAGGTGGTACAAATGAAGTAACTAATTTAGGGGTAGAACTGTTTGCACCAAGAAGTTCTGTAGTGTAATTAGTATCACACTCACCCTCTCCTTGATTTAGTAATTCAGCTATATTGTCTCCAATAAAAAAATCATACATATTACTATATGTTCTACTAGAAACTAAATCTAAATCAACAGTATATATTGCTCTTTCACAACTAGAAGAACATCTATTTTTGTAACCTCTTCTATATCCTTTAAAATAAAAACTTATTCTACTATTTTCAGGAACAGTATAATCTACCCAATTTCCTGCAGAATCTTGTTTATTCATTGGATAAGTTATCCAAGGAAAATTTCTTGATTGTCTTGTGTTTGATATTTCTCCGGGAGCTATTACTGCATTAGAAATATTTGCAGTTGAAAAGCTCGTAGCGTTAAGTTTTATGTATACACCTGAAGGAACTTCAAGAGGGTCTCCACCCGCAGGATTTATAGGCTCAATAAAATCAGCCTCTTGTGCTTTTTTTTCTAAAACAGTAGTTAATGTTTTATTTGTTCTTGCTCCATTAACATCTGTCTTTACAATAAGAACGTCACCTTCTTCTACTTTGGCTGAGTTTTCTCCTTCAAGCAAAAAGTATGTGTCATTAGTTATAGGGTCTAAATAAGCAATATTACTAAATATAGTTTTATAAGAACCACCATCAGATTTAATTGCGAATTTATAACCTTTAGCCCAATAAGGAGGTTTTTGAGAAGTTGGTATATTAACTTGTATTTTGTTTTGAGTAACGGAAGATGCAGGAGGGGTACTAATAGTATTTGTATTACTAACCAATGCTGTTGTAGCTCTACTATACTCATCAACATATATCATTGAAACCTCATAGCTTCTATCGCTATGTAAACTTTTAGGATTACCAACTGAATTATAACTAGCAGTTGGAACACCTAATATTTTATAGTATTCAAAAATAATATCCCCTGAGCTGTTTTCAAACTCCATAGCAATATTAGATAGCTTTAAAAAATTTCCTGATAAAGTAATTTCTATAGCTTGGTCAAGTGCTGTTATTCCACTTCTTTTCTTTTCATAGTCTCCAAGTGCTGTTGGAATACCACAATTTACTGTATCTGTAAAAGTAAATCCATTACAAGAATCTTGAACACTTAATATATTACCTCCTGTTACACCAATTACATTTACAAATTCATCTGATGTAACTAATTCATTTATATTATTGTATACTTTATTAATAGGAAATATGAGAGACACCACAATGTCTTGTGAGATTTCAGTAGGAGGTACTGCTGCACCAACTGCATGAAAAGAATCATGCTCTAAAACATATTCAAAAGAAATTTCTGCCCCCACTTCTGTAGGAAATATATTTGTTGGTAAGCTAATTCGAATAGCAGAATCTTGAATTACTGTACTATAATTTCCAACAGTATAAGAGGTTTGTGATTTAGTAACAAGTAAATCTAAATCAGTTGCATCTACAGAGTTTAAAGACAAATTGTATCTTAAATCAAGAGCCTCACCATTAGAGTCTTTTAAATCATATCCATCTACATAGTTCCCATAAATTAATCTATTACCCATTAATGTTTGAGCTTTAGCTTTGTGAGGAACGTTATCGTATAGCCTTAATAATTCTGATTCAGGTAGAACCGTAAATATTTTACTATTACTAAAAGTAAAAGAATATTTTGTATTGTCTGAATAACCTAAGTTATATTTGTTTATTTTTTCAATAACTTTAATAACATTGCTTTCAGCCTCTTTAAACAAAAGGTCAACACCTATAACCAATTCTCCTCCCGTATTAAATGTTACGTCTACAGCATTATACTGATTAACCATACCATCGTTTACACCACTTTTTATAGAAGGTTTATAAGCTTTAGGGTTAAAAGCTATTTCACTCCAAGGTGAAGTCGCACTATATTCTCCGCTTTCATATAAATACCTATAAGCAAAAGAAATAAATCTTTCAGTTAAGAAGTCAGAGTTATTATTTACATTAGTCATAGCTAATGTAGGTGCTGTAAATGGAGGTTTTTTAATAACTAAAATATCCTCAGAAGAAAACCTATCCATATAGTTGGCAGGGTTCTCATAGTTATTCATTGTATTAATAACCCTTGGAGGATTTAAGTTGTCTGTGAAAAACAACAAGTCATCAATTTTGTTTACACCTGTAATAAGATGTTTAGGGTCAAAATTTAATGTAGTGTTTTGACCTGAACCATCATCAGAACTAATTACATGATATGCTAAGATATCTGAATTAGTATTGTATGATAGTATCATATCTATTTTACCTGTAGCTGAAGCTGAAAATGAGCTGTCATGCACAAACCAATAGATAGTATCTTTTTGGCTATCGTGTAAACTACCTATACAAGTTGCACTACTACTTAGATTTATGCCATTAAAATTAAGCATAGTCAAAGAAGTGTTTCCTAATGCATTCTCTACAGAACCAATTTCAGAAGCTTCAGTAGAACCTAATCTTACATTTAATGCATCTACATACTGACCGTTAGGAACAAGTCTCTCATCGACACTTTTGTTCATCTTACCGGCAACAAAATTCTTTTGAATATCCGCCATATTACTTTATCCACTTATCTCTTCCTCGAAGATTCATTAATAGTCTTCCGGGATGAATATTACTAATTCTAATTTTTGCATTTCTTAAAAGAGCTGTCTTGCTTTTACGTGCTCTATTTACTATGTACTCTTGTACACCAAGTTTACTATTTAAAATAGCGTACTGAATATAAGCATATACATAATCTTCAAATAATTTATTTACAGTTATTAAAGTGTTGTCTCCGCCTTCCATACCATCTGATACATATTCCACAACAACAACTTCGTCATCAAGAGATGAATCAAAGTTTATAACACCTGCTTTAGAGTCTATTCTAAATGTAGGATTCATATTTGCTGTCTCGGTATTTAATCCAAATCTAGCACCTATCTCAAAATCAAAGTACCATCTGCCATCATAGTTATATCCATACTGATTATTGTATGGGCTATTACTATTTAAGTACATTGTTTTTAGTTGTTTAGTTATTCTCAAGGTATCAAGCTCAGAAGTTGTTGATTCTATATTTCCTGCAGAATCAAACAAAATCTTTCCTTGACTATTTTGAAGATAACTAGAAGCTCCATTTGCTTGAATGTTTTCACCACAAGGCATAAGAACTCCATTTCTTAAAACAGATATTCTAACCCAATTAACAAAATCACTAGGAAGAACAAATCTAAACTCATCATCTAGCTTTAGTTCTAAAACTTTAATCTCTTTAAAAGCGTCATAGTTTAATTCTTGAACAGCTCTTTTTGCATGAAACAAAACTTTGTATTGTTCCTCGTTATTAATTAAAGAGTGATTTCCACTGTACATTAACATAAAGTTATTTACAATGTCTTCTAAACTAACGTATTGGTATGAACCCCAATTCTTATTTGTTGGAGCAGTACCTTCGTTTTCGTAATATTGATATTCACTTAAGTATGCCATTATCTTTCATCGTTATTTTCTTGTTGCTCTTGAGCAATTCCAAAATTAGTTACTGTATTTTCTCTAATAGATACACCTGCATATTGTAAAATTTTATTTACTAAATCAGGTTCATAATCTGCAGGCAACTCAAAATCTTGATAACCGGTTAATGATGGGTTGAATATAGGTGTTCCTTCAAGTAAACTACTATATGTCCAATTAGGAACTTTAGGGTATCTTATGTAGTTTACTTCAATTGCTCCTGCAGTTGCAATAGTAATAGGATAAGCATCTAAAACATTTCCTGCTAAAACATACGCAGGAAATTGATTGTTAGGAGCTGTTAGATTAGAATTTAATAATCTTCTTATCTTATTTGCAGATATTTTTTCTACAGTTTTATTATTATAATATACATCATTAATAAAATACCAATCATCAGGTAAAAGATATTTATTTTGAAAAACATTTTGTGGAGTATTAAAAGTATTAAAGTACTCTATAACTTCAGCTAAAGATTTAGATATATTTGCATACCCTGTTCCTGATTGCCTTGCGTTTTCTTTATTAATTTGATAATTGTATTCATAAAATACATCTTCAAATAAATCTAATTGAGCTTGTTTAGCAAATAGATTAAAGTCTGAAGGAGATAAGTACCCATAGTTGTTTTTATTTAATACTGCCAAGACAGTATTTCTTACAGAGTTTATCATTGTTATTATTTTTCTACAAAGATAACTAAAAAAAAAAGAGGCATCTCAGTTTCCTAAAGTGCCTCTTGATGTAAATAATTATTGTTGTTACTCTAATTTTGATTCCAACATTTTTAATGCTTCAATTCCATCATCGCTTTTCAAAAAAGAAGATACGATATAAACAGGGTCTTCTCCATAAGGAACAGTTAACATTTTCTTTTTATTAGAAGAGGTGTTATAAAATACATCCTTTCTATTATTTCTAAATGACAAAATGTTTTGGTCAAAGAACAAAGCTACTTTGCCTTGAAGCTTCAACATAGGGTCATTAATTGCATTCATAAAAGAATGCGGGTCTCTTTTTGCAAAAATTAAAATATCTCTTTTAAGTTCTGAAGTTGTAAACTTACTAATATCATGTCCAAATAAAACTCTAGATAATGTTTCTACTTGTTCTATGTTTAGTTTTCTAGCTTCAATTAAAGCATCAACTTCTACATTTAAAATCTCAACTTCTTTAGATGCATCTTTTTCATTATCAACTTCAACAAATACAGTTCCGTTTTGAGGGTGATAGTGAAGAAACTCCTGAAGAACAGGATTGTTTTTAGGAACAAACAAAAACCCATCTTCAAAAATAATAGGTTCTAAAATTGCATTTCCATCTTGGTCATCTTCAAAAGGTGTTTTTTGATTAACAGCATATCTTAAAGGCTTGTTTATTCCTTCTGTAGTATCGAAGTGTAATAATGGAAGTCTTCTGCTGTTTCTTGAGGGTAACATATAACTTAAAGGAGCTACTTCTTTTTTAAGTTTATACGATTTGTCTTTGGCTGTTTTTACTTTTTTCATTAGATAAAATTTAAAATTAAAATTAAAATAAAAAAGGGAGGAGTTACCCTCCCTTTAGTTTTACTATTTACTAGTTCTTGAATAAGAAGAAGTTGTTTGCACCTAGAGTACATACTGCTCTTTCAGAAAGGAAGTGTACTTCCATTGCATCCAAATCAGAGTTTCTTGCCGCTCCGGCAGAACCTGTAATCCAAGTTTTGTAACGTCTATCTTCTGTTTCAGAAGCTCTGTATCGAACGTGTAAGAATGGTCTCTTAGCGTTTTTACCAAGTACTTGGTCGTATACAGTTGTAGAACCTGCAGGAACTAAAAGTCCGTTGATAGCTCCACCTGTAATTCCACCACGCATTGTTGGGTCGTTCAAGTATTTCCAATCTGACTTGTAGAAGTCATATCCTCTACGGAATCCTGTAAATCCTAAGTTCAAAGCCATATCTTCGTCATTGTCAAAAAGACCATAAGAAGTACCACCTGCTCCATAAGAGTTTTGAGCAGCCAACATATCGTCAATGTCAAATGAAAATTCACGGTTTACAAAAATAACATTCTCTTCGATAGAACCTTGCTTATCTAGTCTTTGGATAATAGCATCAAAATCTTCAAGTGCTGTTGGGTTTCCACCTCCAAATACATTTCCTCTGTTGTTCACAGTGTAGAAAATACCTTCAGAACCTTTGTTCCCTACGTCACCACCTGCAGCGATAGCTCCTGAACCTACTTCAGCAGGTACTGCTTCAACCATTGCAGTCTCAAGATAATCGTCAAAACGTAATCTTGTTTCATGCTCAGACTTTATGTACCATAAGAATCCTGTTGCTCCATTTTCAGTTGTTACTTCAATCCATCCGATTTGAGCCATATCAGAACCTGATACTGCATACTTATCTTTGATGATGATTGGAGAGTTTTCGAAGATGAAATCATCAGCTTCCAAAGAACCTACCATTCCGTTAGTTCCTTTCTTAAATTCAGAACCATAAATGAATACAGAAACAACTACTGCGTTTGCAAAAGTTTGTCCTCCTGCTTCGTAGTATGCTACGTCAAAAGTTCCATTTGCTGTATCTACAGAAGTAACAATACCTTTGTTGCTGTTTGTAGAATTAATAGAGTTGTCAGAAACCATTACTGTTTGACCTACTCTAATTGCAATTTGACCTGCTCCGCCTGAAGGCTGAGTTGCAGGAACTAATGTATCTGCTACAGTAATAGTAGCTGTATCTGCTCCTGCTACAGAAGCTGATGTACAGTTTACATATTTAGTGTGCAAACGACCTTGCTCTGCCCATTTGATAAGGTCAGAGTTAGAAGGAAGCTCTGCTCCTACTAGACGCAAGAAAGAACTTACGCTTCTGTTTCCGTAACGCTCAAATTCTTTTTCATAAGTATCAGGAAGATACTGATTCAAGAAGTTGAAGTCAGTGATGTAATTTGTTGATAAGGGTACTTGTTGAGCTGAAGGCTGCAAGTCGAAACCCGGTGTATTTAATACTGCCATTTTTTTTTAGTGGTAAGCCACTACCTTTTTTTTGTTAATTAATTATTTTTTACTTCTAATCCTTAAGCCTTTACCTGAGTTATTGCTTAAAG